CTTATGCAGATGACGGCGGACAATAAACTTGATTCCGACAATATGGACGAAGTTATGAAACTGGCATTCGGTGAAAAGCCGGCCAGGGAAATCGATGGGATGAACCTCCCGTTTCCCGCATACCGACAGTTGTTTGAACTTGTTACTGCTGCAATGACCGGAGAGGATCCGGAAGAGGTTGCGGCCCGATTTCAGGAATCCAAAAAGCAGACAACCAAACAGCAATAGCTGGTATGATGTCGATTACGATAAGATACTGATTGAGCAGAGCATCGCAAAGCAGTATGGCGTTCTGCCGTCGGAACAGGAAAATCTGAAATATTCTGACTGGTCGAAAATGGTCAGCGGCTTGATGGACGATACGCCCCTCGGCCGTGTGGTTGGCGTCCGGTCGGAGACCAACAAAGACATCATTAAAAATTTCACGAAAGAACAGCGCGCCGTCAGAGATGGGTGGTCGCGCTTTTTAGCGTCTCGCGTTACGACGGAACAATTTTCCGAAACTGATTGGAATGAACAGATGGCTGAAAT